TCATGTTGTTAGCTCCTGTAGCTGTGTATTAGTTAGTTGGCGTGGGTAGTACTGGATGGACTTGATGTGGCCGTTTAACAGGTTGGAATTCAAGTCTTGTTGGAACATAAACCCAATCCCCAATTTAGATATTCCAGACGGAATGGTTACTGACGTATCAACGACCGCTGTTGCGCCATTAAGAGAAGCTGCGAAGTTGTTGTCGCTAAATCCAATAGCAAACTTAACAAGTTCAGAAGGTGCGCCCCTACTGCCAGCAGTTAAATCTACATCTAAGCTGCCTGAGGTGACAACAGCGCCACGGTGTTGACCAATGTTAAAGGTGTGGTGAACTATTCGGTTGTTGTCAGTGTTGTCATTTAAAGCGAAAGCACCATAAAACTGATTACTAGGTTTATTACTCTTGAACTCCACAGCGACACTACCCGCATCGTTGTTATAACCAAAGGCACTCGTTGGGATTTCGGCTAGGTCACTAGCACGAGTAGCTGCGGCACCTGTCGTCGGGATGTAGGACGTAGGGAAGGAGCCAGCTTCTATTTGTGCGCCGTAGAGTAGGATACCATCGTCACCATTGACAGCAGAAGATATTCCATCATCTGTGTCTGAGACTGCAAAAACAGCTCTCTCGTTAAACCCTGTAGGAGTAGTAACAGAACACCTGTACCAGCCATTACCAAAGTCTTCCATGTTTGCTGTGTAACCAGAGGCCACAGTGCCAACGGCTCCTGTGGTTAGGTTAAAGGAAGCATACCTCACACCACCGTTGCTGTTACTCATAGTTAAGAAAGGCTTACCACTAGCCTTTGCAAACGTAGAAATCGTGGATACAACACCTGTATTTATCATTGGAAGGTAAAAAACCCAAGTTGTCCCAGAAGAAACAGTAGGTTTTACAATAAAAGCATCTGCTGACCCACTTGGGCTTGTTTCTGTTGAGGCAGTCACCGAAGTATTAATACGATTCCAAACATTAAATGAATTGGAAATATCCACTAAGTTAGTCCGAGCTTCCTCAATCAGTAAACCTTTGGCTGCACCAGTAGCATCGTACTCAATACGAGGTACGTTGTTTGCAGCAGTCTGGAGTAGGCCATTGCTACCAAGGAATGTCCCCCCGCTTGCACGGGAGAACGTAATGAGATCAGTTGCACTGTCGTATTGTTTAGTACCCATGATTACTCACTCCAATCTAGTACGATAAAGCTGTTCTCACTGCCATCGAAAGTCAGGCTCAGAGATGGTTCAGTTGAGGGTAGAGTTGCTTCCGTAATACCTACGTCACCTAAGTCTTCATCCCACATACGGAACTGTCCGATTGTACCCATGAAAAGTTGTCGGTAAAGTTGCTGCCACGAGGCCAGCGTCACCTAAGTCTTCATCCCACATACGGAACTGTCCGATTGTACCCATGAAAAGTTGTCCGAGCTCTAAGTTAGTAGATGACAAGGCAGGGAGGCCTGTAGGGGTTGTGTTGACTGTCAGAAGTGTACCCTCGTGCGCACCGTTGATGAACGTAGAGCCATAACGACCAGCAAGGTTAAACGTCGCGTTAGTACCAGCGGAATAGACGTTATTTCCGCCAACAACTGAATCAGCGCCAGAAGATGTAGACCCTTGTAAGAACTGAGGTTGACCTGTTCTACTGCCTGACGTTGAAACCCTGTTATAGATAATGTTGTTATTGTTGAGTCGCCAGCGCCACAGCAGGGCTGTGTTGGTACTACCGCTATCAGCATAAGTTATCTTGCCATCAATCTGGATAGACATGTTAGTGCTGTCATACGGCAGGTTAGCCGCAGGGACTGTTAGTGTCTCAGCAGCACGAGTTACTGTAGCACCCGCTGTTGGGATGTAGCTTGATGGGGTTGAGCCTAGTTCATACTGTGTGCCAGCTATTAGGATAACATCTGTTGCGGTGCAAGTCTGAACACCGTCACCGTTGGGAACCTCAAGAGACAGACCACCAGAGGTAGAAGCTGCATTAGCCGAAGCCCAACATAGCCACCAGCCATCACCATAGTCTACCATTCCGTAGTCTATGACAGCGGCATCCTTAGTGCCTACAGCGCCATTCTGCACGTCAAAGTAAGCCCTTTTAGTGGTGTCGCCCGTGTCGTACATATTAATATCAAACCAGCCAGAACCAGCAGAATACTTAACCAACGCCCAACCGACGTAGGTTGAACCTAATGTAAGGGGTTTACCGATTTGGTATCTTTGCGCCCCACCAAGATTTACACTACTACCTACAGGTGAAAAGGTCTGATAAGTACCGAAGGGTGAACCTGCGATTACTGTGCTTACATTTGCACCACCAGTCCAACCAGTACCAGTCAAATCACCAGAATAAGTCATCAAGTTAGTCCGAGCTTCACTCTCGTGGAGGATGCCTTCGTTAACCCAAGCAGAGCCATTGTAGATGTGATGACCACGACGAGAAAGGTAGACAGGAGCAGAGGTCGTTGGAACGCAGCTGTCACTAGTGTCAGGGTTGTTTACCATGCCACCGAGGTCACTGCGGAACATGTGGGCACCGTAAGCCTCAAAAGTACCTGCTGTTGCGGGGCCAACAGAGTTATTGTTGCCTAAGATAAAGTACAGACCAATGTCGCTGTACCCAATAGTAGCTTCCACTGAAACCAACGTCCAAGTAGGTGTTACTGCTACAGACCCACCTAAGTGGTTGTTCGCTGAGGTTGTTCTGCCATTAAGGCTGACTTGAAGCGTTGTAAGAGTATCACTACGCACCCACAAAGCTATAGTCACCTTGTCTCCTGCATTAGCAGCAAATATAGCTAAGTTGTAGGCGTTGCTCGTAGTACCGTTTAAGGTAATTGTATCCGCTGTATTAGCCACCCCATATGGGCCTGTTGCGTTATTAGCAATAACAGTAGAAGCGTTCTTGGACCATGTATCAAAAGTGTTTGACTTAGTCATAAGGTTATGAGGACGCCACTTCAGCAAGCCATCGCTATCAACCATAGTTGCATTGGTTGTAGCTGCGTGAGTTATAGATGCACCGAAGGTAGATACGTCACCACCTGTGCCGAAGAGGTTGTTGATGAAGTCGAACACCAGCTTGGGCGTAAATGACCCTGCCCTGTACGCGGATAGCGCACTTACAGAGGTACTAACCCCCGGCCAACCAAAAGGAGGCCAAGGTTTAGCAGCCAGTACATTAAACGGCGTCATACACTGCTCCGCCAGCGCCCTTTGCCCACAGCCCACCGCCGAGATCAGCGAGATTGGGGACGGACACGGGTACGCCGGGTGCAATGCTGTATCCAACCGCGTTTGCCGCTGGGGTGGATGAACCGATGTAGATCGCTGCGTCTAGCCCAGATATCTGAATGATTGCTGTTGTTTTACCTGTGCCGATTAGGGTCCAAGTGGTGCTGTTTGTATCAATAGATGTAGCCATCTCTGTGTTCCTTATTGCGTTTTTGGGGGGTGTTCTTAGTATCTTATGTAGGCTCAGTCGGCCAAGTGATGTCAGTTGGGAAGCCAGCTTGTTGTGGCACACCCAGAAGGTCAGCGCGGTACTGTGTTAACTCCGATTGCTTTTCTGCTGTCAGATCGTCCCAGCGCAGATGGTTCGTTAAGATAGGGTCTACATTAGCTTCCAAGAAGTAATCTCTTATCGCACGGGCATCCTTTTCCACCTGATCTATAGGCGTCCTATCTATGTAGCTGAAAGTCCCATCCAGCGACATAAAGTTAAAGTTATTGTCATTGGCGCTTGCCCATACTTCTTCAGACACTTCTAAGCAGCCTACTGGTATAACGTCATGAACATCCGTTGCGTACCAACCTGCTACAAATCTTTCATCATCCAATAAAACGTACATCATATCTCAATATCCAATCGCAAACATATTGCCCTGATAAACCCTGCTGGCATTGTTACCAAACCTAACATTGTGTGTTTCGTATGAGCTTGCGCCCTGCGCTGTCCCGCATTCAGCTTCGTACCAACCTGTATTGATCCCATAGGAAAACCCCGTGCAGGCGTTTGGGAAGGTCAAGGGAAAACTCTTATATCCATGAGTATAAGACCAACGGTTCCACTGGAATATGATTCCGTTTGAGTATTTGACATAACCGCTTGTTGCGTTGCTCCTAGCTGTTTCGATTCCAATGCCAGTCAAGGCAGAGCCATCACCCGAAAAGGCGTTGGCTGACACAGTGCCACTAAAAGATGGGCTAGAAACTAGGGCCAACGAAAGGGTGCCGCTTGTGCCGCCGCCAGTCAAGTTTGACCCCGCAGTTACGCCAGTAATGTCGCCCACGTTCGTGGTGTACCCAGCGCCATTCGTAAGCTGGTTGTTGTTGGTGATGTAGTTGGCGTTTGTTGCGCCAGTGTAGCCAAGGTTAGCTAGAGTAAGGTCTCGTGTAGAAACCGTAGCGTTAGCGTCCGTGACATGGCCAAGAGTATCTGTAGTGATGTTGAAGTCTAAGTCAGAGATAACCGTAGCACCACTTAGAGCGCCTGTGTCTACACTAGCATCATCGCCAGCATGGGTTGGGTGAGTGTACTGCGCAGAGCCAGCAATGGTCCCGTTAGTAGCAATGGTAATGTTTGAACCAGCGGTTAGTGCTGCAACCACATTGGCTGTGTCAGTAACGTCAGCACCTGCCTCAATGTCAGCCAGCTTAGTCTCTTCAGCAGTCGTATAGGACGCTGTAGTAGCCGCAAGCACAGCAGAATAGGCTTGTACGTTAGTGCCAATAGCCAGACCGAGGTTAGTCCTAGCAGTCCCAGCATTATCCACATCAGACAGGTTACTTGTGGTAATCAAAGCGTTGGATATAGATGTGTAAGCAGCAACCCAAGAACTGCCTTCAAACACCATCATGACACCGTTAGTGGTATTAAAATAAAGTGACCCTGATACTAAAGCGTTACCGTCATTGTCGACAGTTACATCCGCAGACTTCTGGCCTAAATACCTGTCGTCAAATGAATCTAATGCAGCAAGGGCAGCGTCTTTGGATGCATTTGCGGATGATGCAGATATTGCACTAGCTGATGCAGAAGCAACAGCCTCAGAGGCTTTAGTTGTGGCAATACCAGCCTGAGTGCTTGCCGTGGACGCAGACCCAGCCGCAGCCGTCTCAGATGCAGCAGCTTCGCCAGCTTTAGTTGTTGATATGCCAGCCTGAGTCAAAGCAGTATCTTTGTAGCCAGCCGTTAGTGTCGCTGAATTAGATGCACCGTTGGCTTGGGCAGTTGCCGTAGCGGCAGAGGCAAAGATGCTGTTTGCTGATGCCTCAGCAGCATCCTCAGACGCCTTTGCGTTGGCTACGCTGCTTTCGATGGCGTTGATGTTCAGAGGTGCCACAGGGTCGATTAGTGGGGAGTTTGATGGAGGTACTGCTTCAACATTTGGATTGTCGGGGGTAACCCCAGTG